GATCCAAGATTAATGTAATTTCGTCCGTTTCTTCAACTTCAACATCACCTTCATCACCTGCGTCAATGCCGAGTGCTTCAAGTTCATTTTGGTCTTCTTCGTTCATTACCGATTCAAATAACTTATCAAATGTAGATTTCATATTATTATTTATAGATTCTTTTATCTTTTTTCCAACCTTTTCGTCATAAATTTGAGAAGAAAAATTTTCACTATCATATAATTCATCTTTTTTCTTTGATTTTTTAGGGTCAATTGGTTCTTTTAAACCTTCTACATTATCAGGTCCTGTTGATTTACCGTTTTGAAACTTCTTATTTTTATCGCTATTTAAATCAGCTGGACCTTTACCTGGTTTGGTGCCAAACTTAGCTGCTTTTTCACCAGGTACGTTTTCTGATAAAATATTAGTGGAATATGTATTCCAAATTTCTGTGAGTGTATTTGCCCGACTTGTCATATAAATATTTATTGAATGGTAGCTAAAAATAAACAAAATTACATGAATAACCCTGATTTACCGAATGTCGGGGCTGAATTTGAGTATACACCTAAGATGATAAAAGAGCTTAAAAAGGCTCAAAACAACTTATTATATTTTGCTGAAAACTTTTTTCATATCATTTCACTAGATGATGGTAAGCAAAAAATAAATCTCCATTACTGTCAAAAACGAGCTTTACGTAAAATGCGTGATAATAGATTCTTTATATTATTAGCATCTCGACAAATTGGTAAGACTACAATGATGACAATCTATGCTTTATGGATTGCTTGCTTTAATAATGATCAACGTATTCTAATTGTAGCTAATAAGGAAGGTACTGCTATTGAAATTATGAATAGAATTAGATTAGCATATGAAGAGCTACCTAATTGGTTAAAACCAGGGGTTAAAGAATATGGTAAGACTGCAGTAACGTTAGCGAATGGTACGAGAATAGGTATATCAACTACTACAGGTACAGCAGCTCGTGGTCAATCTGTAAATTGTTTAATTCTAGACGAGCTAGCTTTTATTGAGCCTAATCTTGTTGATGATTTCTGGAAATCGGTATACCCTATCGTTTCATCTTCTAAAAAATCAAAGATCTTTATAGCCTCAACTGCAAACGGTACAGAAAATCTTTTCTATAAGTTATATTCAGGAGCTGAGTCTGGCGATTCAAATTGGGCATGTGATAAAATCTTATGGAACGAAATACCCGGTAGAAATGAAAAATGGAAACAAGATACTATATCATCTATTGGTAGTACCGATGCATGGATGCAAGAGTTTGAATGTCAATTTATATCAACTGGTGAGAGTTCTTTAGATTTAGAACTTTTTGAAAAGTTATCTACACAAGCAAAGGACCCGAAATTTGTTTTTGATGATGGTCACTATTTATTATGGGATGAACCTAAAGATGATAGGATATATGTAGCAAGCGTTGATACAGCAGAAGGTTTAGGTCGAGATGCTTCAGTTATACAGATATTAGATTATACCGATCTGACTAATATAGAACAAGTAGCTACATACCATAATAATATGATATCACCTTATAACTTCACTGAAAAGGTTTATGAGATATTACAACACTGGGGTAATCCGTTAGTATGCATTGAAAGAAATAATAGTGGAGGTCAAGTTGTTGATATTCTTAAAAATACTCACAATTATGAAAATATAGTATCGTGGGGAGCAGCTACTGCAAGTAGTAGAAAGAATAATCAACTAGGAATTGTAGCTCATACCAATACAAAATACAAAGGGGTTATGAATATGAGGTATTGGTTAAATGAACTTGAAGCGGTGAAGATAAACGATATACATCTGGTTAAAGAATTAAAGGACTTTACGAAGCATCCAAATGGTACATGGAGTGCTAGGAAAGGTAAACATGATGATAGAGTAACATCGATGATGTGGAATTTGATAATCCTTATAGATGATATAGTTACAACATATTTTGATGTTGTCAAGTATGATTTAAATAATCGTCCTTTAGAGTTACAGCAATTTGATTATGGTATTAAATATTTTATAGACCCTACTTCAATGTATACTAATGAAAAAGATACCGGCTATACACCGATTTTGCCTGTTATAATAGGCAATGCTGAACAAGTAAATAATGATATGGGTAATTTAATTAATCAAGGGTATAAAATATGGCAAATGTAAATCAATCACAATTAAATAAAGGTAGGTTAGATAAATTTCTTTTAGTCTTTACCTTACCTGAAGTTTTAAAAAAAAATAGTTCTAATAATTTAGATGCTAGAGGAAATACATCGATAATAGAAGATTCATTACAATTTTCAGTATACGGTGCTGTAACACCAAAAATTGTAGTACCAGCAATTGAACAAGGATATGCTGGTCAGTTTTATAAAATATCATCCCATACAAGACCCGTATATGATAATCTAGTTGTTAATTTTACTGTTGATAGTTTGTTTAATAATTACTGGGTTTTATATAAATGGTTAAATCTACTAAATGATGAAAAATCGTCAAGCTACGATGGTCAAAATTTATTAAACACTCCAAACATTGCAACAGCTAATAAAAATTTCAATGTTAGTGATGGTCCACCAGTGCAATACCAAGCAGATATTACATTATATGGTAAAGATGAATTTGATAATAATATAATTAAATTTCTATATAAAAATGCATTTCCGGTATCTCTAGGTAACATTGATTTTAATTATAGATCTGCAGATGAGATAGAAACTACATTTGAATTCGGTTTTTCACAATTAAATGTAGAATTACTGTAGTTTTAGGTCGAGAAAATATAAATATTTGTATATGGCCAGAACAATACAATCTCCAGGTGTTGAAATTAAAGAATTTGACAGATCACAACGTGCAGCAATACCATCCGGTACTAACATACTTGTTACCGGGTTTGCTGATAAAGGACCAACAGATGAAATAATTCAAGTAACAAGTTTAGGTGAATTTGAATCAATTTACGGTATACCAACCACACCAGCTGAAAGATACTTTTATGGTACGGTTAAACCTTTATTTAACTCATCAGCAAATGTTATTGCTTATAGATTACCATACGGTACAGATGCCGGTATAGGGTTCGGTAATACTTACAGTGCTTTAGTATATCCAATTACAGGTGTTAACAACATGAATGGTTCATTATTAACATCGTATCAAGCATCATCAGCTACTTATATTTTAGGTAAGCCAGTACATCACGAGTTAACATTGACTCAATATAATAATATATTACAGTCAAATGGATTTGCGTGGGATAAGGATTTTGGTACTCAAACAGATGTATCTATATTTTCTGGTATCGGTAAAGCTGGTATGATCGTTCTCAATAAAGGTAGGACAACAGTTGATCAGAGATTTGAAGGATTTTACATCGGAGCAGTTGATAATACAAATTTAAACCCTGCAACAGATTTTGATGGTATTCAGAATGCTTATACCATAACAGCTTCTGCAACCACAACAACAGATTACACTCCATTACCAGCATCTAGATTAGATTTCTCTTTATCTTCTATAAGTGATAATTCTACTATAACATTTGGTCAAGACAATGATAGTGTTTCAGAAATAATGGAAAATTTAAGTGAATTTGATATTTCTAGTAGATCTTTTGATGATACACTTTCAATTGGATTGTTTAAATTAAGACAATCACCATTTACACCAGATGTTATTAAATTAACTAATGTTTTAACTGAAAGCTATGTTGGTTCATTTGATTACCATAGACAACAGAATTCTCAACAAGGTGGTACACCAATTAGTTTCTTTATGGAGACATCAGAAGGTGAATCACCAAACATTAGTATATTAATTAATGAAAATCTTTCTAATAAGAATGGTGAAACTTATCTCAATACAGATGGTTTACCGACTAATAAGATTAGATTAGCAAAAACCAATCTAGATGCAAATGCATTTAATTCATTATCTGCAGAATATGCAGGTCCAGGGTTTGGTGGAAACATTGCAACTCTTAGAACTAATATATTAGCTGCAAATACTGGTATTGGTAAAGCTGATAATCTATACCCAATCGGTGTATTTAGTAATTCAAATCTAAAATCTAAGATTATAGGTTCCGTTCCAAGTAAGATTGATAGATTACTTGATTCGGTTGAAAATGTTGAAATATTTGATATCGATATTACAGTTGATGGTGGTTTATCGACGATCTTTGCAAATAGTCAAATATTAAGTTCTCAATTCGATGATACAGCATCGGTACCAGCTATATCAGGTCTTAGAGAATCTAACATAACTAATATAACAGATACAGCATCAAGAGAATACATTGCATATTGGAAGGAAATTACAGATAGATTCACACAATTTGCTGAATTTAGAAGAAAGGATCATATATATATTTCTGATTTACCGAGAAACTTATTTGTTGAAGGTGAAGATTTTCTTACATTACAAGATCCAAATAAGAACTTTTCAAGAGATGTATTAAATCCAATTAAAGCTTTTTCTAGTAGAGTTAACAGTAATTACGTTGCACAATATGCACAATGGGTTAGAACGTTTGATACATATCTAGATAATCTAGTTTATACACCGTTCTCAGGGTTTGCAGCTCAAGCAATGGCAAACACAGATGCTAATTTTCAACCATGGTTTGCACCAGCTGGCTTTACCAGAGGTAGGGTAGCAGGAGCAAGTGATTTAGCATTATTTCCGACACAAAAACAAAGAGATCAGCTTTACAAGGTTGGTGTTAATCCAGTAGCATTCTTCCCAGGAGAAGGGTTTACGATTTTTGGTCAAAAGACGATGCAAAAATTACCTAGTGCTTTTGATAGAATTAATGTACGTAGGTTATTCTTATATCTTGAAAAGGCAACTAGACAATCGACTAAATTCTATATATTTGAACCTAATACATTGCTTACACGGACACGGGTTATAAATACATTAACACCGTTGTTTGAGAATGCTAAAAATACAGAAGGTTTATATGATTATTTACTAGTTTGTGATGAAAGAAATAATACACCAGATGTTATTGATCAAAATGAGCTAGTTGTTGATATATATCTAAAGCCTGTTAGAGCAGCAGAATTTATATTAGTTAATTTCTACGCGACAAGAACAGGTACTGATTTTAACGAATTAGTAAGTTAATTAAAATACCTTTAAATCAAGCCGATCCGAAAGGATCGGCTTTTTTTGTCATTAATGATAGATTTTATACGTTGGTAAGGTTAGTTTATATAATAAATAATTGTATGGCAGATACCAAAGTATCAGATTTACCAGCAATTACATTACCGATAGATGTTAATGATATATTATATATCGGTGATATAAGTGCTAGCACGTCT